CTACAGTCGCTAGGGTCTCTCTATCGATGGTTTCTTTTACTAATTGAATACCACCCTCTGATACTCCCTTACCACGGTAAGGTAATACCAACAAACGCCAACCTGTAGGCTGTGGCATCCGCTCGAGAATACTTTTATCTAATAAACTTGGGTCTAAAACTCTTTTGTCCTCATCTACAAAAGCCTTGTCCAAATCTATATTATTTTGTTCTGTTTTATTTTTAATGATTTTTTGTGACTCAAGTGTCATCTACATCTCCTTTGCTTTGTAAGTGTTCTTTTATCTTATCATGAATATAGGATAATGCAGATATTTCGCCCATTAAAAATTGATAGTTTTCCATATCTTTAACGCCTCCTGACGTTAATATGGTTACTATTTGTTCCTCTCTCTCATTCAAATCTTTACGAATTGCATGAATTAAATCATACATATCCATAAATTAGAATACGCCACTGAAATTATTGCCTCTTAAAGCAGCTCCTTTACCTCTGCTTTTACCTTTACCATATCCAGGCTTGTGTGCTGTGTCGACCTTTACCTTTTGTGGTTGCGATAAGGCAATGCTTCCTTGACCTTTTATAGTAATGGAAGTTTTTGCTTTCATTTTTCTACTCCTTTTTTTTAGTAGTTTTTTTCTTAGAAACTGTTTTCTTTTTCACTGTTTTCTTTTTTGCAGTAGTTTTTGCTTTTTTCTTAGGCGCCTTACCGCCCTCCCAAGCTTCGTTAATATCTGGTGTATCTGGGTCATCAGCTACATAATGTCCTTTTTCATCTCTTGCTCTTTTAATTTCGTTATTAGCAACAGATTCTAGTTCTTTCATCTCAGCTTTTTTTGCTTTTATTTGTTCTACTATTTTTTCATTTATTGAGCTTGTCATTTATTCATCCTCGCTTGTAGGTCTATTAATTTTAATTCAGCCTGTTGTTGCAATCTTTGTTTGGCAATATCATTTTTTTCATTACCTATAGAAGCTTGTTGGTCTGCTTTGTTTTGTTGTATTTGCAACTCTGCTGCACTTTCCATGGCATCTTGCTCTTCTTTTGCCATAAACTGTTGATTTTTAATTTCTATTTCTTTATCACGCAATCCGAGTTCTTGTTGCCTAATTGCTACAAGTGGGTCTTCTTGTTGTGGCGGCTGTACGGAGGATAGAAATTCACTTGAAAGCTGAGCTAATATTGGAGAGCTAAAACTTTCTATTATAGTTTGTATTTGTTGTTGTAAGGCCATTTGCGACTGTGGGTCTAGTTGTGAAACTTGTTCTAAAGAAGTTTGTATTTGTTGTTGTACCTCAGGCGGCAATTGTTGCTCTGCCATTTGATTGGCCATAAATTGTAAATGTTGCATAACATGAGCAATGATAACAGATTGTAGTTGTGGATTAGTAATTACTGCTTGTGTTAAAAATAAACTTTTGTGTGCCGCAACATGCGCCTCATGATTTTGTTCTGGAAAAGCTTGTTGTGGTATGCCTTGTAATAAACCACTATTTTCAATACCAGCGTCTACAGGCTTTGGTGTGTTATCTGCTGGTGGCATCAATAAAGACTCTATATTGTCAACTCCCAATGCTGCGTACATTCTTCTGTAAGCTTCATAAATGCCTTGTGGACCATGTAACTGTGGGTTTGATTGAACCATAGTTAATAACTCCTGTGCCATAATTACCCTTTGACTCATAGAAAAAATATTAGGGTCAGATACTGGTATCACATCTACTTTTTTATCAAAATCTTCTATTTTAATTTCTCTTGGGCCACTACCTGTTTCATAAGGGTACACTGGTGGTAAGAACTCTTGAAATACTCTTGATAAAATTTGAAATTCATTTTTTTGTGAATAATGTAATCTTTTGTGGATAGCACTCATTACTTTAGTGCCTTTTTCTAACAAAGCAACAGTTGTTCCTACAGGCATTGCAGCGTTACTGTCACCTATGTTCATATCTGCTATAGCTGCAAATCTTTTGCCAGATTCTACTAAAAGACCTAGTAGTTGGAATAAAACATTGCTTGGCTCTTTGTATGGCAATGGCATTAAAGAATCCCTTAATGCACCACCAGGCGCATCTACATCTCTAAACTCGCCTGGTTGTAATGGCGATGCTTCATCTCTAATTCTTATTCCTCTAGCCTTAAATCCAGCAGGTAAGTTGCTAAGAGTTCCTGCGTCTATTAATTGTCTTAGCAAAGATGTTGATGCTTTAGATAAACCACCAATCATGTGTGACAAACCTAATCCATAGAAACCTAAACCAGGTAAAAACTTATATTGTACAAAATAATTAATTTTGTTACGCAACATATCACTTGGCTCATAATTTCTTCTTATAGATAAAATATTTTGTGAAGACTCGTCGATTGTAATTATGTATGGCAACTTTAACCCAGTAGACTCGCCCATGTTATTGACATCTTCAAAGCCTTCTATGTCTGCAACTGTATGTATTTCATACAGCTTTCTTTGCTCATCATCACCATAATCAGGCTCAACACCCTGTATTTTATCTATTTCTTGGTCTATTTCATCTCTATTTATGTTTTGTGGATTTTGTAAATCTATATCTGCATAAAAACCAGATAGCTGCATTTTTCTTACTTCGTTATTAGTCATAGATACCACGTGCGTGACCCTTTCTGCTGACAAAATATCTGTTGCGTTATATGGCACTAATAAATCCTCTGCTGGTATAAATTTAGATACAGGTCTAGCTTTCGTCGCATCATAGTAAACCTTTTTAAATGCGCTTCCAGATAATGGCAGATAGAACAACAATTGGTCTAAATCCGGGTCATATTCAGGCATCTCATTCATGATGTAGTAATTCATAAACTCACAAACTCTTTCAGCCTGCATTTCTGTGTTTGCATCTCTTTGACCTATAACTTGTGTTTTGACAGGACCTTGTGCAGGTAACAATTCTTTATAAGCTTGTGCTTGAAATTGAGTCACAGCTTCAGATAATATAGGGTGTATCACACCGCTTGAGCCTTCGAAAGGTTGGCTTCTTTGCTCATCAAAACGCATGCCAAGATATTTTAATCCGTCTGTGTAAGTTTTTTCCCACTCTTTTCTAGATTCTTTGTCGTTTTCTATTGCGCTTATAAGTTTACTAGAAATTTTTCCCAGAATGTCATTATCTAAATATTCTACAAGATTTGCGTCAAACGGTATTTCAGGTTCCTGTTGCTCTTGTGGCTCATCAAAAATTATCTCATCATCGCTAATACTTATTTGTAAAGCATCAAACATTTCATCATCAAAAGTTTTTGGCGGTGCTTCGATGTTTATATCATCAACAGGTACGCTTACAGATTTTGTTTGGTCTACAATATCTGGATTATCTTCGGTACCTAGTTTTCTTTCTGTAACCATATTATTTTTTATATTTTTTTGATTTTACCTTCTTACCTTTGTTTTTACCACCCGTTCTTGCAATGAGACCTCTTGCCTTAGCTGATGCTTTCTCACTAAATCCAAGTTTCTTACCTGCTTTTATTTTTTTTTTAAGTGTTGATAGTTTTGCGACCATGTTTTCTTCTTATTATATTTTTACCGCTTTTAAATATTGAAGCAATAGCTTTTTTACCCATAACCTTTGCTCTTTGTTCTGCTACAGTTAATATCTGTATTTTTCTAGCAAAAGGTTTTCTTATATTTGTAACTTTTTTTACTGTAGCTTTTGCATCAGCTTGTGTTGCAAATTTTATCGGTACAGTATCTTTTGGATTTTCGTCTGTGTACAAACGTCTGCCACTACCTTTCGGTTTTTTGCCTGTGCCTTTAACTGGGTCTTTACTTTTTTTTCTAACCATAATTAATAATATGACAATGCCGTTCTGTCTATTTGCATGTCGTCTTGATAATCGCTATCTAATTCAACCAAACCGCCCTGTCTAATTCTCATCAAAGCCATTGTGGTTGAGTCACAAAAGTCATCGTTCTCACCATATGGAAAAGCTGCTAATTCTTCTATTACTTCCTCTGCAAAAGCATCTTCTGTAGCATATACCATACCACTTTCAAACATTGGTGCAATAGAGTTCATTCTAGCAACCTTGTCTTGTCCTCTGCTTGGAGAATATGCTTGCACTGGTATACCTATTCTTCTTAATTCTTGTGCCAAAGGTGTGCCACTAGCTTTAGCTTCAACCAATACTATGTCAGGCTCCCAATATTTATATTCTTCTAATGCAATATTTTTGAGTTGTGGAAAATCTACTCTATGTCTGCTTGCATCTAGTAATATTATCGCATGTTCACTACCGTCTTCTGGGTCAAATATACCCCATGTTGTAATTGCAGAGTAGTCTGCCGTTTCTTTTGCACTGAAAGCTGTATCATAACTTTGTACAATACACTGACAATTAGGTATAGCCTCTCCTTCCCATGCCTGCCACCATTCTCTTTTTACTATTGAGCCACTCTCTGCTGTTGGATTTTGCATCCATTGCGCGTTCCACTTGCTTACAGGTAATGATGCTTTTACAGACAAAAGTTCTTCTTTTTTCCAAAACTCATTCCATAGCGGCTCTTCTGTTTCAGGCATAATTGCAGGAAATTCAACCACCTCCCATTGGTCTGCGTGCGTTTCAGATTGTCTTTTTAATAATCTACCCGCTAAATCTTTTGTACTCCACCTAGTCATAACTAAAACTATAGTTCCACCAGGTTGCAATCTTTGTCTAGGTCCAGAAGTGTACCACTCCCATGCTCCGTCCATTGCGGTAGGTGACATGGCGTCTTGTTCTGAGTGCGGGTCATCTATTATTAACAAATCAGCGCCACGTCCTGTAATTGCGCCTCCAACACCTGAATAAAAAGCCTCGCCACCATCGTCTGTCGTCCATCTACCAGCAGACTTGTTATCACCTGATAAGCTAATGTCCGGAAATATGGCTTGATATTCTTGACTATCTATAATATTACGCACCCTTCTGCCAAAACGCACAGCTAATTCTGCTGTGTGAGTGGCTTGTATTATTTTAAGACTTGGATTCAAGCCCATCATCCATGCAGGAAAATAAGTAGACGCAAATTCTGATTTAGTATGCCTTGGTGGCAACATAACCATAAGTCGCTTACATTTGCCTTTTGCAATGCGGTTAAGTTTTTTGGCTAAGACTTTATGATGTCTGCCCATGATAAAACCATCCCACTGATATTTAACAAATTCTAAAAAATCTTTTTTACATTTATCTCTAGCATTTAGGTTTTTCCATTTGTCTATTAAGGTTAACGCTTCGACTTGTTCATCTCTTGACAAGGCATCAAATGATTTAATTTTATCTAAATCAATCATAAGGTGGAGAGCCAACGCGTGTAATTAAAGGACAAAATTGACTCTCCTGACATACTGCATCGGAGAGAGGAGATATATGAACATCCGCTAATGAGCATGTCAGTTAGACTTTACCCCAATCTTGACATTCAAACAACAAGGCTTCGCTTTTTCTTCTTTTCATTAAACCCTCGTTAGGAACACCGTTTACTTTATTCCATCTTAATATTTGCTCAGGCACATCTTGATAAGCTCCTGTATTTAAAACTTTAAGCAATGTAGAGCTTTGTAAGTTTGTTGGACCCAGATTAAAAACCCATGAAACTAAAGAATCAAACTCGTTCTGTTTTAGCGGCACTTTTACCATATCATTTATGTAGCCTTCGTATTCATTTAATTCATGTGCTAACAAATCTTCAGCTTCTTGTTTAGTTATAGTCATACCATCTTGTACGGGACTGCCATCTTTAAGCTTTAAACTTCCAAATCCAATTGTTGGTTTGTTTGCCGCACACCTATAAGAAACCACCATGCCGTTATCGTTAGTAGGGCAACCTTCATAGTGCTTTATTAAATCTATGCCTTCTTGTGATATTTTCAATTTATTCATCTCCTTCCTTTGTTGTAGTAATTGTCCTATAGTACACAACCACATCTTTAAGTTCATTTATATACCTCTTAATCTCTTGCATGTTATATGCCATAACCTCGTAATCTGGCACAGTCATAGCTAAAAATAACACCTCACCTTCTTGTTGTTCAATTCTAGCTAATTGTTCATCAACATTATCTGGTGTAACAACAATCCACATTAGTTCTTTTAAATCTATTTCTCTAGGCATCACAGGTTGCACTATAGTTCTATCCATAGGTTTTGCTGTAACTTCTATTTGTTTAGTTGGAATTAGACTGCAACTGCAAGCCATCATCAAGGTCATCAACATCACTGCTGAGTTTTTCGATGTCTTCCATAATGTGTTTTGTGCCATTATTTATCTTCCTTTCCATTTCAACTGGGTCTGCTAATATTTTTGCAGACAATTTATAATCTTGTATAAACTGTGTATATCTGTTTAATTCTCTTTGTGCTGCTTGGCTCTTAATACTTAAATTATTTAACTCAGTAGTTTGTAAAGCAAAATCATTCTGTAAAGATGCAATTGCTTCTTCTTGTGTAGCAATAGCGCCTTCTAATGCTTTGTTATTAGCTTGCAGGGTTAAATTTTCTTGATACAACCAATAACTACTCAATCCTAAAACCAATATAATGCCTATTAATATTTGTTGCATTACACATCCTCTATAATGTAATTTAGTCCAGCAGAACTTCTAAACTCAACAAGTCTATTATTTTCATCTTTAAATTTAAGATGTTTTTCTTTTTGCGTAATAATTTTTTTACTTATGTAAGACTTGTCGTCTGAATCGCCATAAATTTTATTAAAAGATACTGTTATTTTATATTTAGGAAAAAAGTAATTAGATATTTTTTCTATTACGTTTTTAAGATAGTTTTTAAATTGTTGCACTAGACAAACCTAGATAAAACTATTGATACTAATATAAATGGATATACCGCCCATATCATATTTTCTAGCTTATCAAAACGCTTACTGCCGTCTTCTAAGCGTCTTTCAATATTGGCATATCTTATAGAACATTCTTTTTCATGTGTTTCTATTTTATTTATTGCTTCTTTTGTGGCTGACATAAATTTTATTTTCTAGCTCTATTTTTTTTGCGATTTTGCATTTTTAAATTACTTAGTTTGTTATTTCTAGGGTTATTGTCTTTATGTGCAACATCTTTTTTGTCGCCCTTTTTTGCCTTGCCTAGCTTTGTCATAATAGCTCTTGCAGCATTACGCATCGCTCGATTTTTCTTTTGTTTTGGTTTGCTATGATATTGTTCGTATTCTTGTTGGTAGTTTCTAAACATTTTACACAGTATATATTTTTAAAGGTTTACTTTTACCTTTTACCTTTATTGGTTTTAATGATTTTAACTTATAATTAACACTTTGTGCAGTATTTTCTCCAATAAGTATATCTACGCCAACTTCTTTTGTTGCAGACTCTAGTCTAGCTGCTGTGTTTACAGCATCGCCAATGGCTGAATAGTCAAAACGGGTGTCGCTACCCACATTTGCTATTACTGCTTCACCTGTATTAACACCCACGCCAATAGCTATTTCATGTGGCAGTTCTTTGTTAAGTTCTTTTATAGATTTTTGCATTTCTATTGCAGTTTTTACAGCACATTCTTCATGTTTTTCTAAGTCTAGTGGCGCATTAAATATAGCCATACAAGCATCGCCTATAAATTTATCCACCATGCCGCCATTTTTTTGCACACAATTTACTTGCACTGTTAAAGCTTTATTCATAATTTCTGTAACCTCTTCTGGCTCTAGTTTTTCTGACAATGAAGTAAAGCCGCGCACATCGGTAAAGAGGAAAGAGCAAAGCCTTCTTTCACCGCCTAGCTTAAGTAAACTTGGGTTGTCTTGTAATCTTTTTACTTGTCTTGGGTCTAAATAATGCTCAAACTGTTTTTTAATTTGTAATCGTAATTTAAACTGTTGTCTAAATCTCAGATAAAAAGCAATGGCTCCTGTAATAAAACTTGCGACTAATGTCCACGTTACATCAATTAATAATCCATCTTGTATAAGCCAATAGCCTCCATAAGCTAAAGCTAATGTAAAAATACCATAACTGATTGCGCCTAGTGTCATGCCTAACAAATGTATTAAAAACCATGTGGCTGTAATTGATATTATAAAAATACCCATTTCTGCGGCCAAAGACCAATCTGGTATGTAGGGCGAATCTTGTATTAATATAGATTCTGCTAGAGCGGCTTGAATTTTATGTGGCTCTAACAAACCAATACTCGTTGCTACTTGCGGCATCACACCGCTAGCTGTTACACCCAAAAATACAAACTTATTAGCTACGCTCATTTCTTGAAGTGTGGTTTGTGGTGTATCTACCCAACTAATCCACTTACGACCAAGACTATCTGTTTTAACTGGTGGTATTCCTCGTATTGATATTTCTTCTATACCATTATCATTAGTTTTTATAATGTAAGTTTTTACATCAAACAAAGCCTTATATATTTGTGTGCCAAAACTAGGAATCCACTCGCCGTTAGGTGTGCTTACTAACAAAGGTATTCTACGAACAAGTTGGTCTACCTCAGTTGGTGCAATAGCCAATCCTTGCAAGGCACTATTAGCTAAAACATCTATATTTTGCACTACTCCTTGTGAGACTAAACCTTGTGCTTTGTCACCCATTACCACTGTGCCTGTAGCGTTTGGATATTCTCCGCTTGCATTTTCAAACATTGCTAATACTGAGGGTGCATATTGTAGAACTTGTGCAAAAATATCATCACCGCCCATGCGGTCAGGTTGTGGATAGCTAATAACATGACCAACCCCAATAGCTCCTTCATTAATTAAATCTATCTGTATTTGTGCGAGTGTTTTTCTAGGAAAAGGCCAGCCACCCATATTGGCAACATCTTGTTCAGTAATATTTAGTATGACAAAATTACCTGATTCAGGTTGCTGTTTTACAAAAGCATCAAAAGTTTTTAGTTTGAGTATTTCTGTTGGTGTGGATTGAAACACCAAGGGTAAGGCTAGTATGGGTAGTATTAGTAATATTAGCTTTTTAATTCTTTTTCCTCTAAAACCTTAAATGATTTAAGCTGTTGTATGTCATCCCATTTTGACCTTTTAATTTTAGTCCAATGATTTGCTCTATGTGTACTTAAATAGGCTGGTCTTATTTTAACCCATTTCCAACCAATATCGCCAATTTCAAAATGATGATAGCCATGAGATAGCTTTCTTGCTAATGTCGGGTCATTGTAAAACCTAACTATAAATCTTGGTTTTTTTGCTTCTTTATGTTGTGGTATTTTTTTTATATCTATTATAATCATGCTTGCAGTCTTAAAATAATTTATCGTAAACATTATCTAAACATTTTTGACAACCTACAAGCTCTCTAATCCACTGTACAATTGTTGGGTTATCAATTTTGTAACCATAATCATCCACATTGTTAGGATACCATTTTTTGTTATTTGCCAAAGTTTCTTTGTGATGTTTTAATAAATCATCTTGGTCACATTTGTAATATTCAATGGCGTGCCTAAGATGATAAATTTGGGCATCTGTTAGTTGTATTGTTTTCATAATGTTTCCTTAATTTTTATATTTTATTATAAGCATTAGATAATAGATGTCAACACTTTTCAACACTTAATTAGATTGTGTAATTTTTATTATAGAGTCACTGCCACCATTAATCTTAATAACATTTGATACGCCGTCTTGTATAAAAATGACTGTGTAGGCGTTAGAGCCATCTAAATCTACTCTCACTGTTTCATTAACTTGTCTACGCAAGCTCACTACATTGCCTGTTATAAGCGTAGTAATTTGTGTATCTGGGTCTTTGCCTAGTAAAGTTCCTACTATTTGAGTGGTGGTAGCTTGTGCTAAAACATCCTCATCTTCGTCTATGGCTAAGGCATCTAATACATTGAGCAGGTCTTCGAGATAGTTTACATCAAGATAATTTATATCTAATTCTGTAAATTCTAAGCTATCTTCTTTTAGATAATCTTCAGCTAAGTAATCAATATCTAAATCATTAAAATCTAGTACGCTATCTGTTTGTGTACTTGTAGTTTCTTCTTCAACCAAAACTTCTTGTTTAGGTGGTGTGACAATAAGCATGTTGTCTATTAGGTCTAGTGTTAAATCTAAAATTACAGGCTTAGTTGGAGCAGACTCAAACACGCTAACTGTAGTAGCTTCATAAGGTTTGTTAAGTATTACTGTACCCATTGCTGTTACCACCTCAATTTCACCACTAGACAAACCAAAAGCATCAGGCAAAAGAATAATTAGACTTCTACCTAGCTCATCTACAGTTGCCGTAAAGTCAGTTCCACGTATGGCTATATTTGCAGTAGGTGTTTTAAGTTGGATATTCTGTTTGTCTATACGATTTAGATTGCCTGTAATAAACCTTGCTGTGCCTAAACCAAATGTTAAAGCCATCTTAGATTTGCTAGGGTCTGGGTCGAATATATAAGAGTCTATAACAAGCTCAGACCATTCTGTGAGTTTAACTACAGAATCATCTAAAAATTTAATAGCCATGCGACCATCTTTAGTAATAGCCTCATCGTTACTTTGAATAGCAAACTTTAAATTTGCATCGTATGGCTTGTCCCGGACAATTTGTGCTGTACCGTTTAGCTCAGATATGTCACCTATATCAACAGCTTGTGCTTGTACCTTGGTCGTTTTGAACAACACAAACGGTAGAAGCAGCAGTGCCAGAAATGGATATAATTTTAAGCCAATCATTATCTTGGGTACTTAGTTGTGAAATATCAAATGTTCTTGAACCGCCTGTATGGTCAAGATAAAAATACCCACCTGCTGATGCTGTTACGCCAGTACCAGTATAAGTTACAGCGTTGTCTGAGCCGTCTATGTCCATATAGTTTGTTGCGCCGTCTATGTTAATGTTTGAAGTTATGGTGTTGTTAGAGCCATTTATTATCCAATCTAAATCTAGTGCAGCAGCTAAAGCGGTAGTACCTTGGTTCAAAGTAAAGGTGTTGCCGCTTCCCGTAACATCTACATACTGATTACTGCCATCTGCACTGTAAGTGTCAGTTGGGTCTACTTGTATAGTAAATGTGTTTGTGCCACCGTCAAACTCATAAAAACCAGTAAAGTTATCAGCAAATATATCGCCGAGAAACTTGTTGGTAGCACCAATCATGTTTATATCAAGTGTCATACTATTTCCGTCTAAGTCAAATGGATTAAGACTGCCAGAGGTAGAATTTAACCCGCCTATGATGTTAGAGATACCAAGTTGCTCTAAGTCTATATTTGCACCAGTACCTGATTGGTCCACATATATTTCGTTATCTGCACCAAATGCTACTAGCGAGCATGTGGCTAATATACTTATTAGTTTATTTTTCATAATTTTATTCTACTCCTTCGTTTTTATTTTGTAAAACCCAAAAACCTTTTTCGTAACCTGTATTAACTATTTCAAGCACAGCACCTTCTATCGCTTTCATTAAGGCTATTGTAGATGATTCATTTCTAGCGTTACCAAGCTCTATTTCTACCAACTCGCTATCGGCTTCTACAAAGCGAAATACATCTTCTGATTTACCATAACTAAAAATAGTTTTTTGACTTAAAACTTCTAACAATACCTCACCTGTTGCAACAGAAACCATTCGCATACTTATAGTTATATTATCCTCCCTATAAATAACGGATTTGCCCACGCCAAGATATCTTGCACCAGAACCACCACTTTCAAGGTTTGCCTCGTAAGATATAACAGCACCCTCTATTAAAATACCCGCAAACAATAATGGCCTAAGTGCTTTTTTCTTTTCTTCCTCGCTTGCAGTCTGTTCTCTGGCTGAGCGTATGAGTTGCCTTTCCTTTGTTAAATTATCTAATCCAACTCTTTCAACAACTCTAAAAAATTTACCGTCTCCTGTGTGTTTTAAGGCTCTTATTAATAAAGCGTTTGGTTGTTGAGTAATTGCAGTGCTAAATAAAGCAAACTCGCTGTTGCTTTTTCTCTGCCCTGTTTGGTCAGTAAAAGACGTTGGATATACCGCAACTACTGGACTGACTTCAGGTATAGGAGCGTTTTTAAGCTCTGTGGATTGCAGGTCTTGTATGGTGGCTACGTCTTTTGAAAACCTTTGTTCATAAGTATCTTCTAGTTGATTGGTTATAGAGCAACTAGAAAGTAAAAGTGCCAATAGGTATGACGATTTCGGTGACTGTGCCATCTGCTTCGGTTATTTTTAGGGTTAATGTTACGCCATCACTCGTATATTCAATTGTGTTTCCCTCTAAAGTAATGACACCTTCGCTTTGCGGCGTTTCTCCGAATAAATTATTTACAAGCTGTCTACTTAATTCGGCATATACCCTAGATTCTAGATTCCTCATAAACCTAGCTAATGTAGAGTTTTCTTTTTCTCTTTCTAGTTCATCTTGCAAAGCCTTTATTTCTTCTTTGATAGTAAGCTTTCGAGTATATTGTTGATTTTCTATTGTAAGATAATGACTTGAAGTTCCCACGCCACTAAAACTAGGTGACTTGAATTTATGAGTTATAGTATCTGCAAAAATATTTTGTACTATTATCAAAAAAAACATAATACTACCCAAAAGTACATACCAGACAGCAATTTTAGTTTTTATTTCTTCTTGTTTTAGTTCCTTTTGTGTTAATATTCTTTTCATCTGAAACCTCTTTGTTTTTATTTTTTAAAACAGTATTTACTTTAGTTTGTAATCGTATCATATCTTGGTCTAACAGGCGAAGTTGGTCAGTTAGTCTTATGATTGTTGTTTTCATTTCCTCTACAGCAGGGTCAATTACATCATTTATAGTTTTCCAAACATAGTAAACAAAATAACCAAGTCCTACGACCATAACTACAGGAAACCCAAAGTCTGCAACTAATTGTGCAACACTTATCTCTTGTACAACATTAATCTCTTCTGGCATCTATCTTGCCGTCTTCAACAAAATTTTCTGCTCTAGCTATTCTATCAAGGTCTGGTGGTAAATTTAAAGCGCTAGACACACTTGTATCTATACGAATAATATCATTATTCATAATGGATGCTCTGGTTATTAGCATTTTTGTAATTCCTTGCACCGTTTTTATTTCATCTACTAAACTGCCCATTAGTTGTTTCATAACAAGAAATATAAAATATGCCATAACCAAAGCACCAGCAATCGGTACGCCAACCTCTGCAATAAGGTTAAACACTTCCATTACTTATCTTCACCTTTAAAACTTTTAGATGCTCCTGAGGTTCCTGCATACAAACCAAACCAGGCTGCACCTGCACCAACAACCACAGATATGAGTCCCGACTGTTCAAAGTTTGGTTCATCTAGGCCCATAAACCACATTACAGTTGTATATAAAAGAATTATATATACGGTTAAAAATGCTCTAGGAAATATTCGCCACGAGTCTACAGCTTGCGCCAGGTGAATCCATTTTTGATGTGGATTTACATTTTTAACATCCTCTAATTCTCTAATTTTATCTTTAAGTTCACCTATTTCTTGAATCATAGCCATAAACTTATTTAAGTCCATTTCTACTTCATTTCTATCCATGTCGCCACCAAAACGACCACTACCCATATTATCCATTTTATTCTCCTGTTGGTTCAAACTGCCCTGATTCAATTAACTTTTGTCTGTTGACTAGGTGTTCTGCTTCAATATCATTTTTACTTTGCCCATAGTAAGCTACAGCTAAATTTTTGTTAACCATAGCTTGATTTAAATCTACATCATCTGCAATTATTGAGCCTAAAACCCTGCCAAACTTACCTTTTTTATCTAGCTTGGTTTGAACTTTTACAAAATCAGCTTGTTTAATTTTTTCAGACAAAAAGGCAGATGCCATTTTGCCTCTAGCTTTTTCGTCTAAATCTCTTGTTCTTGATTCTGGGCTATCTATACCATATAGGCGTATACGAGATTTAAAAATAATATCAAAACCACAGTCTATTTCTGCGTCTACCGTATCTCCGTCAACCACTCTAGTAATGTTACACTTGTATTCATACATTATTTATCTTTTGCCATGCCGATATTTAGAGCTAATAAATCTAAAATTGTATATACCTTTTTAAAAAAATTATCATCCTTCGGCGTTGGGGTCAACGCAGCTACTAAAGATGCAATTGTAACAATTGCATTACAAATTATAATAAATTTTAATAATGTCATTTTTTATCCTTTTCTATTTTATTAGTTTGTGTTTTCATGCTTTCTGCTAAAGCTTGTTGATACATATTGAAACTAGGCATTAATTCATCTATTTCAAACTGTAATTTAGATATTTTATTACTTAAGCTTTGAATATGAGCTTGAAAGTTTTTTTGCTCAGGCGTAAATTCTACCTCAACATTTTCTTTTTTTTTGGCTTCTGCCATTATTGCACCTCCTCTGGTGTAGGTTGCACATCCCAACAATTCAAGTTGGATGCGATTGTTCGTCTTTCTCCTTCACCTTTAAAGGGATAGACCATATGTTGTAACCAAGAAGGAAAAATCAACAACTTTCCTACCTTTGGTGTCATAACAAATGATTGAGCTGGTTTTAATCTATCTGAATCGATAACTGATACTTGACCATATTGAAAAGCTATACAGCCGTCTGAATGTCCGCTTTCGTTATATAGTGAATAAGTTGGACTATTAGCTGTTGCTTTAGCACCTATTTGTGCTGGCACTTTAGTCCAAGCTGTTGTAGATATACCCATTAGGGTTTTAGTGCCGTGGTCGTGTATAGGGTTATAGTCTCCATCATAACTATGCACAGACCAAGTTTCGTCTATTTCTACTCGTTTGTCATTTTTAACAGTATTACCTGCCCTACCAAAATAATTAATATACTCAGCACCAAGGTTACAGATAAAACTATTATATTCAACCATTCTTTTATCATCGTGGTCTAATAGTAATTGCTCTCCTTTATCTATTTGTCCTACTAAAGTTTTAGCTAATGACTTTTTGTTTTTGTCTTGTCTATATTCGTCCATGTAATCATTAACATCATCAATCATTTGCTGTGGCATTTGTGTTTCTAATACATATACAGCAGGCATATTATGCACCTGAAAAGGGTGTCCTTTCATTTTAACTAGGTACGCTAAATGCTTGGTCTGGTGTGCTTAGTACAGGTGGGTTAGTTATCACGCTATCTACTTGACTAGCAAATACTGTATCCCATTGTGATACAGGACATATAGCTACTAAATCAGCATTAGACCAACTACCTTTAGCTTTTAGAGTAAAGTTAGTGGTTGTATTACCACTCGCATCTGTATCTGTTTGATTAACTGTAGTGCTAAAAGTATTAGTATAGTAAGTGCTATCGCCTTCACTACCATTTTCATACTTCATTGATATATCCCACTTATCTACTTTACTAGATGAGTTTACATAAGGTGTGCAACTTGTGATTGCTTTTGTTACTGCCATTTTATTCTCCTTCGTTTAATTTATTTTTTAATTCTTCTACTTGTGCAGAAAGTTCTTGTAATCCTTTTACTAATATTGGTATAAATTTTTCATATTTTAAAGCATATTGTTTACCATCTTTAGATAAACTTACAGTCAAATTAGTTTTATTATCTATGTTAAATCCTGCTGCTTTTTCTAAAGTTTCAACATCTTGTGCTTTAAAACCAACGTCTAGCCAATCTTCTTTATGTGTTCCATCTGGTGTTTGTGCATTTAAATCATAATCATCTGCATATTTATTGCCATATTTAGAACGCTTATCCCACTTGTAAGTATATGGTTGTAGTTGTTTTACAAAATCTAAACCTACATTTAAAGCAGAAAAATCTGTTTTATCACGTTGGTCAGAGGAAACAGTTAGAGCTGTTTGACAATGTAGTGATGAGACATTTTCATCACCCAGAGCAACAACATTACTGTCTGTAGTAACAGGACCTCCAGGACTTCCTGACCTTCCTGCATCTTTTCCTAATAAAGTATTATTACTTCCTGTAGTTGAACTTATTCCTGCATTTATTCCAACACAAGTATTACTACTTCCTGTAGTGTTTACAGGTAAAGCACCCTGACCTACAGCTACATTTGCTGCTCCTGTCGTTAAATCACCACCAGCACCCATACCTACAATTGTATTTTCTGTTCCTGTAGTACAATTTTCTAAAGCACTTTTACCAATAGCAGTATTTCTATAACCTGTTGTATTTGAAGTTAAAGAACTTTCTCCTACAGCTACGTTTGAATATCCAGTCGTATTTGCATCTGCTGAATGTCTTCCAACAGCAACATTGTCAGCACCTGTTGTGTTTGCACCTAAAGATGCATAACCGACAGCAGTATTGTTACTAGCAGTTGTGTTATTTTGTAAAGCATATTTTCCAAAACCAGAATTATATTGTCCTGTGGTATTTTGTTGTAAACTTCTATATCCAACTGCTGTGTTATGTGAAGCAGTAGTATTACTTGTTAAGGCTTCAGAACCAACAGCTACATTATCAACACCTGTAGTATTTGCGTCCATACAAAAAGTACCAACTGCTGTATTATCAGCACCTGTAGTGTTTGATAATAAGGCATTAGTACCAACTGCGGTGTTGTTATTAGCAGAAGTATTAGCACTTAAAGCACCATTACCTATTGCAACATTTAAACCGCCAGTATCATTAGCATCAAGGGATGCATTACCCATAGCTGTGTTATAATTTCCTGTAGTATTTGCGATTAAACAACCCGAACCAACTGCTACGTTTTCTATGCCTGTAGTATTTGCTAGTAAAGCTGTATAACCAACTGCTGTGTTATTAGAAGCTGTGGTGTTGTTTTCTAATGCAGATTTACCAATAGCAGTATTAAAACCACCAGTTGTATTATCAAATAATGATTCCTGTCCTACAGCAACATTACTAGAACCTGTTGTGTTTACTAATAAAGCTGTCATTCCAACCGCAGTGTTGTTTGATGCTGTTGTATTAGCTTCTAATGCAGCAAAACCTACTGCTACATTACTCGCACCTGTTGTATTAGCACTTAAAGTTTGAGTTCCTAAGGCTGTATTATTTGAAGCAGTAGTATTGGCATCTAACGAACCTTGACCAACAGCTACGTTATTTGTACCTGAGGTGTTTGCTATTAAAGCATCTACACCAACTGCTGTGTTATTGTCTCCACTTGTTAACGCAGCAAAAACACTATCGCCTAGTCCTGTATTATTTGAAGCAGAATCTAAAGTTCCTGTACTTGCATTTTGACTAATTAAGATACTATCAGTAAAGTTTGTGGCATCAGCTAAAATACTTATGCCGTTGAGGGTACCACTTAAATCAAGATTACCATTCATATCAATAGTAGTGGCATTAAGCTCTAACTCAGTATCAGATACTAAGTCTAAAACTCCGTCTGCTGATTGATGTATATAAGTTCCAGAATCACCAAACTGTAATTGTCTTGTGCTATTTAATAAAATACCTGTATCGGCAACGTGGGTAAGAGTGGTGTCTGTATCAGCACCAAAACCTAATACAGCTGCATCAGATAAAAGAGTTAAATCATCACCTACAAAGAAATCACCAGCTACATTTAAATCAGTAAAGGCATCTACCATAGCTGCACCAGAACCAGCTCCGTCTGAGTAAATAGCTTTTACATGACCATTGGGTATGGTAATACTTGCACCACTACCTTGGGAAATAATGATGTTTTGTGAGCCTGAAGTAGCATTTTCTATAAACCAAAGCTTAGATACTGTGTTTGGCCCTATAGTAATAGTACAAGCTGAATCTAGTGTACCTGTGTATTTTAAAAATATTGAACGTCCGGGGTCAGTAGAACCATCGGCTATTGTTGTAGTATGGGTGTCTGCATTTGTTGTTATAGCTTCTGTGCCAAAGCTAAATGCTTCAGCGATAAGTTCTAAATTGGTGTTGGTACTTGTTCCCCAAGTTCCCGCTTCATCACCCGTTGCTATTTCTTTCAATCTTAAATCGTTTACATAAGTTGCCATAATCTATGCTACCTCTTCCCAATTTGGGGTTTGTGTGTCTGTTATTGTACTATAATTTGCAGTTTGTGAACTGTCAATTGAACTAAAGTTAGGTATTTGTGAATCATCTATTAACCCAAACACTTGTGGTGTGCCTAAAATACCAGTAATTAGTAGTGAGTTTGGTGTTACTTTTGCACCAGCTTGAGATGTGACACTACCTACATTAGCAGTTGCAGCAATCCCTGTAACATTTACTTGTTCATTATGATGAATAGTTACGCTACCGACAGCAGAAGTAACGCTTTGTCCTGTAACAGATACATTTGCCTCACCGTCTACATCGACACTTACTGCGCCTAAGGTTGCAGTTGCACCTGTTGCATTGGCAACAGCACTACCGTTTACACCAACACCGCCAATTGCAGATGTTGCTGATTGTCCTGTTGGTACTACATTTGCTTTAGCTACAATGCTTAATGTGCCTAATGCTGTCGTACCTGCTTGACTTGATGGCGTTATGTTTGCTTTTGCTATTAGGGATATTGAACCAAGAGCAGAAGTTGCCGCTTGTCCAGTAACGCTTGTGTTTGCTTCGGCATCGACTGTGACTGTGCCTAACGCAGATGTACCAGCTGCGGGTGCAGAAATATTAACAGGTACATTGCCTTGACCATAGGCTAATTCACCCCAACCTGCTCTCCCCCAACCGTTGAGAATCTCGGCCATTACTTCAATCTATTTTCTAAATCTACTATAGCCTTAGAAATTCCTCCACCGCCTGCTCGCATCATCATTGGTCGCATAGCGCCTGAAAATCCGCCTCTTGCACCGCCCATCATAGTCATGTCAGGTCTTATTGTGGGTGCCATAGGTTGTGGCATAGGCATACTAGGTGTCATGGGTTGTGGCATAGGAACAGGACCGGGTCTAGGCCTTGGTGTCATGGGTGGAGTCATGGGTGGTATTGCTGGCGGTATGGGTGCTATAGGACTGGGCATTAGTGGTGGAATATCCATAGCGTCTCTACCTAATCTATTTATTGACATAAAATCTTGTCTTCTAGGTTCAGATGGCAGTCTATCTAATGGTCTTTCTATTGAAGGTGGTTTTAATTGTTGAATTAGTGGAGGTAGTTTTATTGGCTCTATAATATCACCTAAAATCATGTTACCTTGTGCATCTTTACCTAATATTTGTCTTGATGGTGTATTTGGGACTTTACCACCTATTGACGGTGGTTTTTGCATACCTAACATACCAAAATCATCAGGTAATGGCGGCATTATTCCCGGACCGAAGCCATAATCAATATTTTCTTTAGATATGCTCGGAATACGCACATCTTTTGTTAGTGTTCTTGTGTCTGTTGGTGTCTGATTGTTACCTATTTGTGCGGTTAAATCGGCGATTTGTTGCTCTAAACTAGATTTAACACCTTCAAATTCATTTGCTTGTTCTGTAAGCGCATCTTGTTGAGCTTGTGCTAATTCTGCTCGCATCACATCTTGTTGTTGCAGAGCATCATTTTTTTCTGCTTCTAAGACACCCATTTGTTCCATAAGATTATTAATCTGCTCTTCTAAACCAGATATCTGCGCACCAAAGTCTTGCATGGGCATAGGACTAAACGGAATAGGTGTTGCATCAATCATTCTTGGCTGTGGTGTTGCTGGTACGCCCATGTTAGGAAGAATGGATTGACCGACAGGAGATACGCCTGCAATACGCTGCTCCATGGCAGAGTAATCGTTGGGGTCAATGCCTAAGTAATCTCTTAAATAATCTACTGCCATTACATTTCTCGTCTGTTGCCTTCTATGGGTCTATCCATTGATTTGCTTTTTGTAACTTTACCACCCATGTACATAGAGGGCAAACCTTCTTGTATGATTTTTCTTTTCATATCATCGGTCAAATCTATGCCGATGGCGCTGTGTTGCTGTACACCTGACCTAGCCGCTCCGTCATTTTTAAATAAAGTAAAGATTTCATCAGGCAGGTATTCAAATTCTGTGCTAAACAAAACCCTATTAATGTTAGGCTTTACATCTTTAACTTTTAGGTCTTTTAGCACCTTGTTAATGCCTCTTGGTATCTCGTTTTTGTAAATTTCTAAAAACTTTTTACCACTGCCCTCTAGGTCATCATCT